CTACCCAGCCACCGACGGTTCGTCGGGGACGGGGTCTCGGGCGTCGGGGATGGAGTCTCGGGCGTGAGCGAGACGCAGCCCCGTCCTCCGATGCCGGACGATCTGCTGAACCACTTCGACGACCCCCTGGTCGCCGCCGACGGACCGTCGGAATCGGCCAGCTCGGTCCTCGTCAGCCTCCTCCGTGGGCACCTGGCCGACGCCCTGGGCGTCCTGGTGCAGATGCAGCACCAGGGCCACCCCACCATGGACTGGCAGCGGAGGCTCCAGAGGCTCATGAGCGACGTCGAGGGTGGCCGGGGCGAGTCTCGCGGCGGCAGTCGGTCCCCAGTGGCCCTGGTCCCAGTCGGACCGATGGTGGAGCTCGGGAACTGGATCCAGGAGACGATCATGGCCCTCCAGGAGTTCGCGAATCAGTACAGAGTCGCCGCCGAGGAGGATCCCGAGCACTTCCCCCTCGACCGGACGGCGGCCGACTGGATGTCCGAGTTCCAGGGGCGGGCGACGTGACCGGGCAGAGTCCGCTGTCCCCACTCCGGTGGGGCCTGTGGACTTCGGAGATGCTCACGGGCGCGTGCGTGGTCGGGTGGGCGTTCCTAACCCTCCCCGGTCTCGCCGACTGGACGACGTACATGCTGGAGTGGGCCAGAGGAGGGTGAGGTGGGTCCTATCGGGGAGACATTCGCCAGGCGATTGCGGCGGCTCCGGCTGGAGCACAACTGGACGCACAGGAGCATGGCTGAGCTCCTGCACCGAGACGTGACGACAGTGTACCAGTGGGAGGCGGGCACCTCCCACCCCCGGTTCGACGACATCGGAACCGTGGCCGACTTGCTGGAGGTCACCAGCGACTACCTCATACGCGGGCGCGAGTCCGACCAGTGGCGTCGCTAAAAACACCGCTTTACTCGGCCCCGGTGCGAGCGTATGCTCTCTCCCAGAGATCGCGCGCCCGGAGGCCTGCCCCTGGACCCCACCGACGTAGATCGCGGAGCTGACGGACCTGCGGCCCTCTCGCGGCCGCACAGAGCAGTCGTCGTTCTCGCCGACGCCCGGTCCCGGTTCAGAGATGCCGGCGTGGAGGTGCTCCGCTACGAGAGCACCCAGCTGGACAGTCTCAGGCGCGCTCGTGCTATAACGTACGCGCAGTACACGGCAGCGAGGCACGCCACCGCTCTGTTCCGGGGCGCCGGACTGGGCGCCTGCGTGACGTCCCGGTACGAGGAGTGGGTGTCCGGCGCCAGGGGTCGATGGGTAGCCACCGACGACGGAGAGGACGAGGCAGCTCCCTGGCGGCTGCTCCTCGCACATCTGCCCTCCGTGGCCGCGCAGGCCCTCGAGTCCTTCGTCATGAACACGCTGGTCGCCTCTCGCATGCCGCACCTGCTCGAGGCACTTGACCGAGTGGCAGCGGAGATAGGCGCATGAGCGACGACTCGCCGTCCGACAAGCCGAACACGGACGTGACCCCGGACCAGCAGGCCATGGATCGAGTCATCGATGTCCTGGGCCGCGACAGATTCTCTCACACCGAGCGCCAGCGTCTCCACAGGTCTCTGTCCGACGCCGACCGTCGGGCCGAGAGGCCTGGTGCCGCCGACGCGCTCCGAAACATATCCCGCAGGGGAGGGTTCCCGTGACCACGCGACCGCCGCAGCGAGCACTGTCCGAGGTGGAGGTGCTGGCGCGAATCCACACTCCTAAGGCAGTCCAGACGCTCGTGGACATCATGGGCGACGAGTCGGCAGCTCCGGCTGCTCGCGTGACCGCCGCCAACTCGATCCTCGACCGTGGCTGGGGCAAGTCCAAGCAGACCGTGGTCCTGGATCCTGGGACCGAGCACCTGTCCGACGAGGATCTTGAGCGTCATGTCCAGCAGCGCATCGACCTTGTCGCAGCAAGACTTGCTGGAGGCCGCGAGGGCGGATCCGGAGCTGGCGAAGGCAATTCAGGAGATGAGGCGACGCAGGGTGCGCCGGTCTCTTCTCGACTGGTGCACTGAGGCACTCGCCCCTCTCGGGCAGGCCCCCGCTCGTCACCACAAGCTGATAATCGCGAAGCTGGAGGCCGTTGCTCGGGGCGAGATCGACCGACTGATGATCTACGCGCCCCCAGGGAGCGCAAAGTCCACGTATGCGACAGTTCTCTTTCCGTCATGGTGGTTCACCCAGTTCCCGCGATCTGCCATCATCTCTGCAAGTCACACGGGCGACCTCGCGGAGTCGTTTGGTCGCCGAGTACGAAATCTCGTTGACGGACATGGCGACCTGCTTGGGTATACTCTCTCGGCGGACAGCCGCGCTGCAGGAAAGTGGGACACTGACTCCGGAGGAGAGTACCTCGCTGCTGGAGTGGGCAAGGCGATTGCCGGTCGTCGAGCGGACCTTGCTATCATCGATGATCCGGTTGCCTCGCGCGAGGACGCGGAGTCCGAGGGCCAGCGCGACCGAGCGTACAACTGGTACCGAGGCGACCTCTACGATCGCCTGAAGCCGGGTGCCCGCATCGTTCTGATCATGACTCGCTGGCACGAAGACGACCTCGGCGGGCGTCTGGACACGGACGAGCTCGAGGGTGCCGACAGGTGGCACAGGATCCTCCTCCCCGCTCTGTCGGAGCACGAGGACGATCCCCTGGGTCGGGCAGCCGGGGAGGCTCTCTGGCCCGAGTGGGAGGACGAGGAGAAGCTCCAGCGGAAGCGCGTGGTCGTCGGCGAGCGCGAGTTCATCGCCAAGTACCAGCAGAGACCCGCACCACAGGGTGGGGCGATCTTCAACCCCGACCAGATGCCGATGATCGATCACCTGCCGCCGCAGATCAGGCAGCCGGGTGGCTCCAACGTCTACCAGCTCTCGACCCTGTCGCGGAATCTGCGAGTCGTGGCCCTCTCCGAGGACCAGGAGACCTCTCCCAGGCGAGTTCGGGCGTGGGATCTCTCGGCCACGGCGAAGATTGGGACCCGCGACCCCGACTACACGGTCGGTCTGCTCATGTGCCGGACCCTGGACGGTCGATATGTCGTCGAGAATGTGGTCCGAGACCGCGGCTCGCCGCAGGCCATGGAGGCTCTAATCGCCACAACGGCCGAGGCGGACGGCGAGGATGTGCTGGTCTCGCTCCCGCAGGACCCTGGGCAGGCCGGAAAGGCCCAGGTGGGGTACCTGGTCCGCGCCCTGGCCGGCTCCAGGGTCGTCACGAGGGTCATGAGCGGGGAGAAGGCCACTCGAGCGGCTCCTGTGGCGGCCCAGGTCAACGTTGGCAACGTCTCGATGATCCGCGCGGGCTGGAACAGGAAGTTCGTTGAGGAGCTGGCGTCGTTCCCGAATGGGACGCACGACGACCAGGTGGATGCGCTCTCGGATGCGTTCGTCAGGCTCGTCCCGCCGAGGCGCAGGCAGGACCTGGAGGATGCGAGGCCCATAGCTCTCTACCGGAGGTAGCGCGTGTATACCGAGATTACGCGCACCATGCAGTATCCGCCCGACTGGGCGGGCTCGCCCGACAAGCCCAGCCGCTGGAGGCGGCTGGACCAGCTGGATAAGATGCTGGACGGTACCTTCTACGACCACCTGACGCATCACTTCTACAACGAGACGATGGCGCCTGCGGGCTCCAGGGTCCCGATGATGGAGCGTCGGCCGTCCACGCAGTACAATCTGCCGTCCATGGTCGCTGCCTGGTCCGCCAGGAAGCTCTGGGCGGGTCGGCACGTCCCCAGGATCCACCACAGCGAGAAGTCGGTCACTGAGACGATCGACCAGCTCGTCCAGACGACCAAGTTCTACCAGATGATGACCTGCGCGACGATCCTGGGCTCCGTGGGGTCGGTTGCGATGACGTTTCTCGTCTCGAAGAGGTCCGACGAGGAGCCGCAGGTCGCCCTGAAGGTCTGGCGTGCGAAGTTCTGTACGCCCCAGTTCGACGACTTCTGCAATCTGACGTCCCTGAAGATCCACTACCAGGTTCTGGGCCAGCAGTTGATCGCTCAGGGCATCCTGGCGGACGTGGAGGGCGAGGCGATTCGCCCCGACCAGCAGTACTGGTTCATTCGCGTGTACGGCACGCAGGACGAGCAGACGCTGATCCCGCCGAAGATAGACGACTGGAATCCCGTCACTGGCTGGAAGCGGCGGGACGACCCGAAATTCTCGGATCGGCCGATCGGCGGAGACAAGTCGGTCTCCCACGGCCTCGGATTCGTCCCTGGCGTCTGGATTCGGAACCTGCCGGGCTCGGACGACGCCATTGACGGGAAGGGCACCTGGGAGGCTGCCAAGGGCATAAAGATCGAGATCGACTACCTGCTGAGCCAGGCATCCCGCGGAACTCGCTACAACTGCTCCCCGGAACTCACGATCGTCGGTGAATTCGCTGGCGCACCGCTAGATGAGCGGTCTCCGGCACAGTACATCCATCTGAAGGCCGGGATCAAGGACGAGACCGGCGTGGCCTTCGGCGAGGGCAAGGCGTTCCTGCTGGAGATGTCTGGGGCCGGAATCAAGGCTGCCCAGGACCAGGTCGACAAGCTCCGCAACATAGCACTCGAGATGATCGGGGCCACCAGGAAGGACCCGGAGAAGCTCAAGGGTGTGATGAGCGGGCGAGCGATGGAGTTCCTCGACGAGGACTCCCACGATCTCGTCATGGACCTGCGCTCGTCCTACGGGGACGCTGCGCTGGAGCTCTTCCGCAAGATCGTCCGCGCTCTGAAGATCGACGGCGCGGACCCCAAGGGGCTGAAGCTGGACTGGCCGAGGCTCTACCAGCCCACCCCCGAGGATCTGGCCCACC